AGGGTTAAACCGCTCCAAAAACTGCGCAAGCAATCTTTCCCGTGTTTCGGCGCAATTATCTTCTTGTATGTCTACGCCTACTACACTCGACAGCGCAACTAAACCGTCCCTAACGTCTTTGCAACGTTCATACTTGCGAGCCAATATCTCGACGAGAAAATTGCCCGTTCCACACGCAGGCTCTAAAAATGTACTCGCTATATTGTCCCAAATTTTCGACGGTATCAAGTCGCACATATCCTTTACAATGTAGTCGGGAGTGTAGACTTCGGCAAACTTTTTAACTCTTTCTTTGCTCTTTATCAGTTCGCTCATTTTCTCTCCACTTTTCGTCTTTTGCTACCATAAGTTCATTTTCTGTCATTTTGTCACCTCACCAATGCAAATAATCGTCAAATAGCTGTTCGCCGCTTTCCACATTGTCCCGTTGTTCCGCTATCTTGTCGCAACACCACTTGAACGTTTTGACATAGTTCGGAGACATCTCTGCTTCTCTGCGCCGTTCTTTGTCGCTTGACATTGGGCACATAATGCAACCGCAACGGTCAAGTCCGTACTTTTCGTAAATCGGATTGATTTCAAGGTTATACTTGGCGATGTACTTATCCCGTACAGCCGTAGACCACTGCGCCATTGGGTTGACGATAAAGTACTTGTTCGTGTAGCACATATCGGTGTTGCGGACTTCTTCCGACTTGTCAAAGTGGAAAAGCTGAACGTCGCTGTACTTCTTTGTGTTGCGTGTTTCGATGTTGTTTCGTCTTTGCGCCCGACCGTTGCTTTCCGCTCGTCTTACGCCAAACGAATACACGGCAAATGGGTAGGGTTGATACTCTTTGAGTTCCTCGCAACAAAAGCGACGAGTGCGAAACGGCAACATTTTCTTGCGTATGCAGATTTGCCAAAAGCTTTCTTTCGGCTTATGTACCTCGCACGGAATACCTTGTGCAGTCCACTCTGCAAAACGTTTGCGGACGTAACGCACCGTATCGGGTATGTCTAGCGTTGTGTGGTTATGTATCACAGTAAACTTTACTCCGCTACGGATAAACAAGTCTACCAAGCAATCACTGTCTTTACCACCGCTGTAACCCACGATGTAGCCGTGTCCCGGACAACGTTGCAATGCTACGGGTTCAAACGTCTTTATCAATTCAATTGCAGTGCGCTCGGCAAATTCTAAGTCCGTTTCGCCCCACAAACCCTGTTGTTCATACATAGTATCACCTTCTCTTATTTTCTCAGATACCCAACTTGACAAAGTTGTTCATTTTTAACTCTTCCGTCTTTTGTTATCGTTAGTTCTCGCACTTCTCCACCGATAACATAATAATCGTAATTTTCGCAAATGTCCCATTCCAAACTCACGAAAAAGGTTCTCGCATTTCGATGGACGAAATCACTCATTCTTAGACATATTTCTTTCTTTTCAATAGCACCTATCGCCATTCGGGTCAGACCTTCTTCGATGTCTAAAATTTCGTACTCGCTAAGTCGCCCAATCAACTTTTCGCACAATGCTTTTATCGTTGACGGCGCATAGAATATTTTTCTATCCATAAAACTCCTTTTAATCTAGGTCGGTAAACAGTCCGTTCATTTCGTCGTCGCTGTATTGTCGCCGTTCTATCTCTACGCCACCGACCGCATTTGTCTTGCTTTGCGTTTTCTTGCGTATCGGAGCATTTAGGTAACTGTCGAATTTTGTTCCGAATAACGTTTGAGGACGCAAGTACGCCGCAAATTCCGTTCCATTCCACTCGCTGTATTTCTTGTCAATTACCGTTTTGAAGTCCGTCACCGTATATCCGTCTTTCAGCCTTGCCATTATTAGTCTGACATTAGCCGCTGATTTCGCCGAGTACTTTGTATGCAACTTGTCGTTCAAATACGCAATAATTTCCGCAACTTGACCTATATATATACTTTCTTTTTTATTTTGTTTATCTATTTTGTTAGTTTGTCCTAAATTTTGCCAGTCTGCCTCGTAAAATTTACTACCCTGCCTTGTAAAATTTACTACTCTGCTTTGCAAAACTCGTTGTCGACCGTCAAAAGATAAACATTGCAAGTAGCCGTATTTTATTAGCTTTGAAACACTCTTTGATATTTGACTTTCACTACATTGGCAAAACTCCGCAAGGTATTTGTTTGTTGCATAACACCCTTTTTCGTTTAATGAGTAGCTGTCTATTTCGGCAAAGATACACTTGTCCAATGCGCTCAACCTTTCATCGAGCCATATTACCCTATCTATCCAAACTCCCTTAAATTCTCTTTGTTGTTCCATTTTCACCTCGCATAGGTAACAAAAAGCGACTTGCTACTCAGTGGGTCGAGCACCTTTCGCAAATCGCTGTAATGTTAAAGATTAAGTTGTGTGGACTGAATTTGCCTCGACCACAAACTCAATCTTCCCTTACATTATACGCCTATTCTTCGCAATTGTCAATGCCTTTGGGATAAATAGTCGCAATAAATTTTTGATACATCCGCTCAGACAACTTGCCACCTTTCGGCGCAACGTCCACGTACTTCATTAGCCGTTGTAGTTCCTTTATGATGTCCGCTTGTCCTTGCTGTTTGCCGTCGTAGTAGCCACGGCTCGGTTTTTGATTTACGCCCTTTTTCCCGACCCCTTGCGAGCCTGTGGTGTGATTTCGCAACTGATACCCACGGTTTGCGCAAGTGAGGATGTAGACTTGTTCCATTTCGTCGAGCTTTTCGACGGGACAATAGATTTGCGCTATTGTATACCCCGTCGGGTTGTCGATCGTAAATAGTCCGTGTTTTTTGATTGATAAATCGATGTGTTGATACCCTACAAGGTGTTCCGCAAGCCGTGACAAACAATGTATTGATTGCCCCACGTATGCGTACTTGATACCGTCTTCTTCTCTCGTTAGCACATATATTCCGCTGTCGTCCGTAAGTGTCGGAAACAGTTTCAAAAGTTTCTTTTTGTTGCTCGCCAATATGGCGTACCGTTGTTTGTAGTCCATCTCCGCACCTCTTAGAATGGACAATCATCGTCTTCGGTCGGCGTAAGTGTCGGTTTAACGCCGTCATTTTGATTTTGCGCCGTGTTTGGGTTGCCCCCGATAAACTCAACACGCTCGGCACGGACAACCGCCTTGGTACGTTTTACGCCGTCTCTTTCGTAGGTGTCGATTTGTAGCGAGCCTTGCACAATTACTTGCCTGCCCTTTATGAGGTAACGTTCCACGAGTTCCGCCGTTTTGTTCCACGCTATGACATCAATGAAGTCTGTTTTGTCTTTTTGATACGGACGGTCAACTGCCAAACTGAATTTGCTGTATTTGTTGCCGTTTTGAAGTGCCGCCGTTTCGGGGTCACGTGTAAGTCTACCGCTGATTATAATGTTGTTCATATTATACCTCCGTTAATGTTTCCGTTTCGATGTAGTTTCTTCCGGCGAGCGACATCCACTCGTCCATTGTGTGCGCTTCAAGATACTTGCGCTGACATTCCGCTTTTAGTCGGCGGTCAACTTCTCGGTTAAAATGTACGCCGTTCGGGCGTTCGTTGTGGCAATTGTGGCATAGAAAGACCGTAAAGCCTTGTTCCGATGATAAATTCCGCTGATACTTGCCGAAGATGTGATGACATTCAAGCCACCCCGACTTGCCACATAAGTAGCAAGCGGAGTAATCGCTTTGTAGTATGCTTTGTTTATACTTCGGCATATTTTGCCCCCATATAAACGTACTTGACGTAGTTCACGGTATTTCCGAAACGATTTGTCGTCGACATCGGCTTAGACATTATCTCGTTTTCACGGCGCAAGTCGTAAATTCTCGCCGATAGCCTTGTTATTCCATACAACTCGAACGCTTCCCAACTCGTTATACTTCCATATGTTTTGAGATGTTGTTCTACTTGTTGATTTTGATTACTCACTGCATTTTCCATATTCTGTCTCCCAATGTAATTTCATTTCCGCAATCTCTTGCGGTGTCTTTGTTTCGATGTTTAACGATTTAGCGTCGCTCACCGTGCCGTCAATCAGCCTTGACATTTCCTTTGTGTCTAGCGTGTGCGTTTGCTTGTACAGCAAATAAGTGCATTTACCGTCCGCCGTTCCTATCCAACGGTAATACCGCCAAAAGTCGCCGATGTCGGCTGTTTCGGGTATCGTTACCGAATAAAGCGGCGTACCGTACGTTACAACAAGCCGTGTCTTTACGTCGTCAAGCGTACTTCCGAGTTTTTCGGCAATCTTATCGCACAAAACGTGAAAGTAGGCGTTTGCGTTCATACTTCTAGGTTTTTTAAGCCTATCGACCTCAACTCCGACATCCTTGCCGTTTGTGAGCCGTTCTTTTGCGTTGTCGACGGCTTTTTGCGCCGTCGTGATAGATTTATCGTCGACTAGCAAACTCATTTGCCACGTGCCGTCAAACGTCTTAAACAGTCCGATGTCGTTAATCTTGATTTGTGTCATTCTTCTTCACCGTTATTCTTACGCTTGCTTTCGTAAGTGTAGTTTTTATACAGTTTTCGTAAACTTCGGGATATTCTTCCCTAAGTTTCGCCGTGTCCACTCGGTCGGTAGGGTGTTGCGCAATATAGCTGATACGGACGTGTTCGCCGTCGTAAGTCGCTATACCTTGCTCTTCCATTGCTTCCGCCATTTTCGCCCGAAACGCTTTGCACTGTTCCTCTTGCGCTTTCATTTGCGCTTGTAAGGCGATTAGTGCGAGTTCCGCATTTTCCCATTGTTGCGGTAGATTTCCGTCTTGTGGGGCAAGTGTCGGCGTTATATAGTAGTCACCGTCGCACTCTCGGTCGAGCAACTCTTGCACTTCGGCGTTCGGCTTATGGTCGAGTTCGTAAACTTTCATTTTGCCCTTGTTGAAGTGCAAGCAAAACAACTGCGCCGTCGCCCAATGTTCGTATGTGTTCTCAATCATTAGGTCGTACACGCTCGTTTGCCACGTCACGTAGTCTCTCGGGCAAGTCGCCGTGAATTTGAAGTCAGCAACAAACGGTTCTAACGTGCCTTTTAGCGTACCGTGTAGGTCAACGCTACCGCAAATAATATAGCCGTTCTTGCTATAAGCAAATGCCTTTTCCGCAATCGCCGTCTGTACGTGTTCGTCGTACCATTTCTTGAATAGTTCGCCGTAGTGGCTGACGGGTTCCGCACCGTCGTTGACAATCTTTTCGATTTCTTCGTGATAGTTCGTTCCTCGTTCCGCTTTGGCGTTTAGCACCGCTTGGCTCACGCCCGAATAGTCGGGCGCAAGTCCTTGCTCGTGCAACATCCGTGTTACGCTTGTATTTGCCTCTTTGCCGTCTACGTAGTACGTGTGCGTGTCTTTGTCAAGTATAATCATTTGAACACCTCTTGCGCTTCGGTAGCGACTTTTGCGCTTTGTTTTTTGAGTATAGCTCTGTTTACGATGTCATACGGCAAATCTAGTGGGGCTGTTATTTTTGTGCCGTTTTGGCGATTGTATGCGCCTATAACTCGTTCAAAATCTACACCGCACGTAACTGCGAGTTGTATTTGTTCTTCGGTAGCTTTGCGTTCCGTCGGCGTGTCGGGTTTTTGTTCCTCAAACTCGTCAGCTTCGACTTCGGAGTAAATGCCCGAATACGCAAGCTTGCTAAGTTTGAGTACCACACGGTCAAACAAACGCTTAAACGCCATTGCGTAGGGATATTCGTTTTTGCAGTTTGTTGCGCTGACTTCGCCGACTTCGTACACGCCTTGTTCGGGGCAACAGTACGTAAATACAAGACTATTTTTGTAGCCGTTCTGATTGACTGTTACGCACTCGGGCTTGAATTTTGTTTCCAACGTATCGTTGACTTTCAAACAACCGTTGTGGCTTATAATCAAGCCTGTGTAAAGCATTTTGTCTTTTGCTTTCGTTTGGTTCATCAATATCCAAAAGTCGCCGTCGGTCAAGCCGTACTTTTTACTATCAATCATTTCGATTGCTTTCGCTTTGCTTTCGTTGTACTTCGCCGTGTTGACTACGGGCAGGTTGCCTTCTTGCGTTTTCTCGTTAAATCTTGCCATTTTCAATAATTCTCCTTTGATTTTTATTTTTTCTTGTTTATTACCGTCAAAATCTTGGCTACGGTCGTTCTCGTCGGATGTCCTTTTCCGCTCTCAATGCGCTGTACGGTTACATAAGTAAGTCCGCAACGCTGTGCTAGCTCTTCTAGCGTTACGCCGTTTTTAGCTCGCCACGCTATCATTTTATCTCGTAGTGTTTCCATTTCTTCACCCCCTTTAATCGCATGTTCTACGGCTTGCAACTTTTGTTGTACGGTAGCCGTCACCGTCAAGCTGTCCGCCACGGTCGTAGTGCCAACTCGTACTTCCGTTAAAACTTCCGTTCGACTTTATAAACAGATACGCCGTCGGCACAAAACGCATTACATCGGACATCTCGTTGACGTATATTCTAAACGGTGGCGCAGGTGTCGGCTTTTGGTAATTGCGTATGTGGCTTTGAATTTTCCCGTGTTCAAGTTTCGGCAATGCGTTTTTCTTTGCCATTAGTTCCGCAATTTCCGCTTCTAGGCGTTCCGCCGTTTCCTTTTTCCTCGTCCTAGATAAATACGAGCGTTTCTTGTAAATCAACTTTGCCACTTCTTCGTATTCTGTCATCTTATAAACTCCTTTACTGTGTCGTACTCGTCGATTGCTATTGCCGCTTTTACGAGGTTGTCTTTGCCAAACGCCCAACATCCCATTTGCCAATAGGCGTTGATTGCGTTTCGATTGTCGCTGTTCGTTTTTAAGTGGTTCAGCGTGCCTAGATAGTTGTAAATGTCCATTATCAAATTCTCCTTTTCCGCAATTACCGTGCGGAGCGGTTTATTTTTGATTTCTAAAATCTTCGTACACCGCCTCGGCAACCGCCGACTGTACAGCGTAGAAAAACGCAGGGTCGTTAAACATCTTTTCGAGCGTTACCATATTGTCAAATATGACAATTTGCTCGTCGGTAAATATTTCTTTCTTTTGCTTTTCGTTCAATTTGATGTAAAAGTCTAAAAATTCTTTGCGGTTTGGTATTTGGGGCATTTCGTGATCTCCTTTTCGTATTTTACAAGTAGATTATACGCCTTCCGTCGGCAAATGTCAACTTTTTTTTAACATTTTTTTATAAATTTTTGTAAATTTTTTCGGGAAAATTGCAACAAAAAAGCACCCCTTGGCGAGTGCTTAATTGCCGTATTAACAAATACAGAAGGAGAAATATTGAAGTGAAACATAGCAAAGAGTAAGGTTTCACGCTAATATAATAACACTTGTTTATTGTACTGTCAACGTTTTTTTGTCATTTTTAGTCAGCCACGCTTCGTAGCGGTCGAGAAAGTCTATCAGACGTATCAAATAATCTTTGTGTGCGCCGGAGATAAGGCTACGCCCTGTGCGTATGGAGTAAAATATCGTCATTCCGATGATTGCCACCCAATACACAAACTTCATCAAGCCGTTGAGCGAGAATTTTGCGTTCTCAAACAAAAAGAACGAGCCGACAAGCGATGTCACTATTGAAGTCAGTATTTTTGCGAACAATCGCCAAAACTCCTCTTGCCCTGTGTGATTTTTGATGTCGTAAACGAGTTTAACGGACGTTACGGCGGTAATTTCGGTGTCTTTGATAGGTTTTACAGCGGAGTGCGAACGGCGTTCTATGCCCAATATACGGCTTTGTATGCGGTCGGGGTGCGCAAATTCCTTGTGGTAGTCCTCGTCGGTTTGCCAACGCTCGTAGTCAACGCCCATTTTAGCGCACTTGTTGATAACGTAGGCTCGGCGATTTTCGGCGGTGGCGAATTTGCAATACTCCGCCAATTCCGTGTATTTCGTTTTGTCTTTTGCTATTTCCATACGCTTGTTTGCTACTTCGGTCGTTTGTATAACCTCGGGTATTTTGTAGCCGTCGGCTTTTCCTTGCGGTATCCACGTTGCAATCATAATGATTTGCAACACCAACCCAAACCCCAACTCGGCGTAAAACTGTGGCGATTTGAAGTCCACCGTGATATTTAGCACGACAAACATCATTACCGCCAACAGCAATATTACCGCCGATGTTATCAAGTATGGCAACTTGTCCGACAACTTCCCGAAAGATTTTATCATTTTTACGTATTACCCCCACCGTTGTTGTTTTGCACGTTTTGTTGCACTTTCGCTTTCAGCTCTTCTTCTTTTACGAGTTTTGCCAACTCGGCGTTGTTGTCGCCCAACTTAAACAGCGGCATTGCGCCGATGTTTGCGCCCAACCCGACTAGCGAGATTGTCAGCATCTCCGAAAAAAAATTGACCGCCACTACTGATATAACGGCAATAACTGCGTATGTCATTATCACTGAATAATTGCTAAACATCTCGGCAAGTTTTTTTCGGAAAGCCGAAACGCCGATAATCAACGTCAATATCAGCGTTGCGCTAATCGACATCGATGTACTTTCGACAATCTCGGGCGGAAACATTATAGCCGCAGTCCCGATAGGCACGCCGATACTCGCCAAATATCCGAGTATTTTATATAGCAAGGCTTTTTGCCCATAGGTCATACCTTTCATAATTACCCCCTATATTAGAAGTAACTCGGCGCAATCGGCTTTTCTTCGGCTGTTTCGGTCGGTTTGGCGGTCACATTTTCGTTTTGCGCCGTGTTTTCGGTCGGCACGATAACTTGTTCGGGTTTCACCGTTTCCGTCCCCAAAGCCAAATATGCGCCTTTGGTGGTGTTTACTTGCTCACGCACCGTCACGGGTAAGTCGCTCAATAGTAGTGTGTCGGTTAGCATAGACATCAACATATCTAATTTTTTCGCAAGTACGGCAACATCCGCACTGTTTTGGTCGGTCTTTGTTTGCAAATTATCAATCTTGCCGTTAGTAGTTGCGCCCTCGGCGATTAGTTTAGCCGTGTTGTCGCCTGTAATAGTGGACGTCTTTTGTATTACAACCATAAGAAACCCGACAATCGCCGACGTAGTTGTACCCAATGCGCCTGCAATTAGGTTGATGTTTGCTTTGATGTCAAGCAATAGTTGTTGTGCTTTGGTCGGTTCTTGCCCCTCGGGAATTTCAACGTTTATGCCGTTAATTACCAACAGCAACATCATAATCACGAGTGCCACTATGGTGACTGTTCTTGCAAATGCTTTCATTGTTCGTTACCCCCAAATTTTAGGATAGAAAATTTGCCGTTTTCGAGTGCGGCTACTCTATTTTTCAAGTCAGCGACTTGTTCTTTTAACGTTTCATTGACTTCGCTGTATTTCGTCAGCAAGTCGGCGTAAAATTCTCGCTCCGTGATTAGGCGGTCGTTCTCGTAGTCCGTCGACAGTGGCGCAACGTACAACCCCTCGGTTACCCAACGTTGCAAAATCTTGCCGTCGGTATCTCGAAGTTGCAATTCAAACACGTTTACCATTTCAAGGCTTTGGCGGTCAATGTGGACGGTTTTGTTTTCGTCCGCAATGTAACTCTTGCCGTTACACAATAACGCCACACGCCCCGACAGTGCGCCCCTGTCGGCAACTTGTACTTGCAACACTTCGTCATCGGCAAGCGTTACGGACTTTTCAACGAAGTACGCCGATAATTTGCGTAATTTCAGTGTTACTTTCATTCTTCGCCGCCCCCCTCGAATATTTCGTCAATGCCCTCCAAATTGTCCGTCGGCACTTTCAGCTCCAACAGCCTACACGCCGCCACAATCGCAATTAGAGCGTGATTTACTTCGTCGCCCATAATCTCACGCAAGTTGTCCTTTTCGTCCACCTTGTCCAATTTCTCGGCATAATCACGCAATGTTTCGCATTCGTCCTTTGCCACGTCAAACCATTCAATCACTTGTTCCATTTTGCAACTCCTTTATAAGTTCATTCAATTCCTCGTCGGTCAATTCCCCGACGTCGATACCGTATTGTTTCAAAATTTCCCGATAGTTCGGCGGTTTTGGCAACGTGATGTCGTCGTAGTACACAAGTCCGTCGCCGTTGGTGTCTACAATTTGTTTGTCCTTGAACTCGTTGTACCACGCAAATACAGAAGCTGTCAATAAGCTTATGAGTGCGATTACTACAATGAGCTCTACAAGGGTAAAGCCTTTACGCATTTGCTTGTCTCCTTTATGAGAGTTTTGTTGTGTTGGCAGTGAACCACTGATACAATTCGTTAGTTACTGTTTGGTCAGTAGCGATTATTATTGTTCGTAGTTTTGCTGTGTCAGTAACATAAAACGTATCACCATTTTCGGTAGTATATTCCCAGTCAAATGCGTGTGTTATACCATAATACGGTTCTTCATTAAATAATGATAAAGCACCTGCATCACCCGACTGCGCTACCACGATTGTATCAATGGTTTTTTGACTACCGTAAACATCATTCTCTGTCAAAGTATTTATAGTAGCAGTTATTTTTTCAGTTATATCTATACCAGTTGGAAAATTTATGTCTTCAATAAACTGATACGTCCCTGCTTTAATTACTTGCCCCCCCCCCACCTTGCTTTGTTCCGTTAGCTTGTAGCCAAGTCAACAACGCCGTGTCGGTTACAGGACTATCGAACGTAAGCGTGCGATATTCAGTAGCGACTGCTGTGCCGCCAGTCGATACAACAGTACCTGCTGTGGAACTATCACCTTGTGCAAAATATTCCAGATGTACACCTCTACCTTCGCTTTCTATCAGTATACGTATGAAGTTTTGTGACGTACCTACACAAAGAAAATCGATATTTTTGTCAATACTACTACTTGGAGCTGTTATAGTACTATTCAACACCCACGTTTCGCCCGTACTAAGCCCCTGTTGCGAGTAGTGTCTAAACTTAACCGTCCCACTGCCGATAGTGCCTGCGTCAGTGAGGTGTTTGAATTTGAGGGTTGAGGCAGTACGAGTTGTGTATTCACCATCAACAATAATATTGTCAGTAGGTAAAACATCAATGCTATTATATTGCAAAATAGTTCCGTCACTCCAAACAACAGTATTGCCCGAAATTGAATAAATGTCCGTATTTATACTTGCATTATAACTCCAAGTTTCCTCGCCAGTTTCCCCACTATCACTAAGCCTTTGGATATAAACATCTGTACCGTTTACTACTATTGGGAACGGTATAGGTCCAGCACACAACTGCAAATTTATAAAGTTTTTATGTTTCCACATAGTTTCTCCTAACGGGTTTGACCGCCTACCCGATAAGGTTTATGCTGTGTATTAGTCGGTACCTTTTATCTCGAAACTACCATTTCCATTAACAATTATAGTACCGTCAAGTTTCCCCGATGTTCCATTTGTTATAGTTATATCTCCTGTTTTATTGGCATATTGCAAAGTGTCATTGTATCCCCACGTAATTGTTGTTGGTACACTTGGAATGTTTAATTCGCCAATTATAGCATATGAACCACTATATTCTTCGGCAGATACAACTACATCGTCTTTATAAAATTTATTATCTCCGTTAGGATATTTAGTGGAATTGTAGCCGTATTTCTTACCATTGTAAACAAACATAGGAATTAACGCACCGCCCATTCCACCGCTCAAAATATAACTTACCGTATATCCACTACTCACTGCCCCCCCCCTCAACAAGGTAAAGGTCGCCGTTGGTGTAGTTGCTATCGGTCGTGCCTGTAAACTTGTAGTACTTGCCAACATTAGCTTCTACCAACAATGCGTTCATTGCACTTGCTGTCGCAACCTCTTCAACAGCACTTGCCGTCGGGACATTTGTCGTTACAGTGACTTTGCTCATACCGTCCTTGCCCGTTGTAGGGGTAACTTCGGTCGTACCATTTTCGGTGATTGTCACAGTCTTTTGCTCCAAATTCGGCTCTACATTTACGTTGACATTCTTGTAGTTTGTAACGTCCTTTGCGCCGTTAGCCGTGATTTGCAATGTACCACTCGGTATTACATAGTCACTCGGTATTGCACCTACTTTGAACGAACTGAAAAACTTACCGCTTGTCGGGGTGATTGTCTGTTCACCTTGTGCGGGTGTTGCCGTGCCTTGGTAGGCTTGTATTGCTTGACAAATGACTTGCTTGAAGTACTTGCCACTTGTAGGAGTGAACGTCTGTTGATTTGTAGTCGGAGTTATCGTTTTTGTTTCAGTTTGTACCGCTCCGACGGTTACTTTGCTAATACCGCAGTTTCCGTCACTCGGTACAATCTCTTGTGCGCTTTCAGTCGGGGTTACGCTCTTTTCTTCAAGTACGGGTACAACAGTTATGTCTTTGTCGCAATACTTACCTTGCGTTTTGAGGACAACGCCTGCTGATTTTGTGATGTTGATTTTGCCGTCGAATGACGAGCGAGTTGTGTATTGTCTGTTCGCTACAATGGTATCGGTTGGTAATACATCAACACCGTTGTATTGCAAAATTGTGTCATCACTCCTCCAAACTACGGTATTACCTTCAATTCTATATTGGCTATTATAGGTTTCAAGCTCTTGCCAAGTATTGCCCATAGTGTCTGAAATTTCGACCCTATTACCATTTACATATATTGTTTTATAGCTAACAGGTTCACCACTAACAAACTTCAACTCACTATCAGCCAACTTGACAACATCGCTTTTCTTAAACTCGGCATAGCCACTTCGATACTCAACGCAATTAAAACCACTGCCTTGTGCTGACAATAGATTTGCCAACATTGTTGCAGTTTCGCATTGCTCTCGTGTATCAGCGTGACCATCTATGATTATCCTGTCGGATAAGATTTTTATTTCGTTCATATCTACTCCTTAAAGAGTGACCGCCTTGCCACCTGCGGACGGGGATTGGGTAATTAAAGTGTATCATTTCTTTTTAATCACTGCCTGTACCAATGTCAACAACCATATTTTGCGTAAGAGTAATATTCGGTGTTTGCTCCGTAGTACTTGGTCCGACAGAACCGTTAATATACAAACTGCTGAAACCATCCCCACTTATAGATATATAATGGGAATAGTCGCCTTGTGCCTTGAACATTATTTGTTTGACATTGTTCAATACTAATTGCGTTTGCTCGGTGGCAAATAAATCTATCCAAGTACTACCTGCGTCCAAACTGTAAAAACCCATATTGGTCACTGTTGGACCGCTGAAATTCATTGTTACGGTAAACCCAACATCCTCCACCGTCCCGTCATACGTTTCAATCGCACCATCAACAGCCACACCTTTTGCGTAGCCTTTGTAGCCTTTCAACACTGTTGTAGGCTCGATGTTGCCGTCAGACGTGTCCAAGCCTGTTTGTATCGCCTTGATTTTGTCGCTGAAATCTTGTGGGTTAATCGTCCCTGTCGTGCCGTCCTTTTCCCGAATAGCGTCGGCTACATCGGTTAGGAAGTCCGTTAAATTATTGTTTTTCGCCATAATCTATCTCCTTTACACAGGGGTGTTCAACGCCGTTGTGATTGCGTTTGTGATTGCTGTGTCCGCATAACTCTTTGCCGCTGTCAGTGTTGCTTGGTCGGCATCGTACGTTGCTTTTGCACTTGGATATTGAGTATTGGTGGAACTCGACGACAAGGTTGTTGTAAGTTTACTTGTTGACTGATATGTGGTCTCAGTCTTCGTCCAAGCACCCGACGGTTCTATTTTAATAGTTCTTGCAGTACCACCGATAAACTTTTGATATTGCAAACTACCACTTTGTGCTTCAACTTTTACTGCCCTTGCAAGCCTCATAACAGCAACACCTACCGTATGCAAAATGTAGCTATCATTGTCAGCTTTTAGAGCATTGTATTGGTCAGTAGTGATTGTACCGCTATCACCGCTCAAATCAACGTGGTATGCCGTCGGTGCGTTGGCTTTAACGTAATCTACCACGGCTTTGGTGGACGGATATTGTACATCATCGCCCTCGCCCGTAATCGAACCTACCTTGTTGTCCGTGCGTTCAAGCCCACTTGTGCCTACTTCCATTGCCGTCGCAATAGCACTGCTCATTTGTTTGACGTTTACAGCCTGTCCCTCTTCTGCGCCAGCTGTGACGTATATTCTACCAGCATTATCACGTAAGACAATACTTTGAGCAGTCGCATTATTATTGATGTCTACCATTCCTTGCGTGCCGTCGGCGTTCTTTACATAGGCTTGCTTCGTGGTGGTAGCCGTAGTAACCTTTGTCACCTTGCAACTCGTGATGTCCGTGAATGACATTATTTTCGCCGTGCAAGTCGTTTCGCCAACGGTCAATACTTCCATATTGTTGTAGTAAGTATCGTTGACGTTTACAACTTCCATAAGCGCAAAAACGTCGCCCACAACGGGAGTGCGGCTAAAATTCGCATTTGTCAACGTCAATACTTGCCCGATTGTCGGTATTGTTGCGCTTTCATAGTTTAACTTGTAAATGAAGTTACTCGTTGCGCCGAGGTCGGCTTTCGTCGCCACTTGGTCGGCGGCTATACCTGTATCTTCCAGACGCAATTTTGCGGCGTTCCATTTCACCAACTTGCCGTCAGCGAGCGTGCCGCGTGTTACGAGCGGTTGCAAGTCGGACTTCGACACATCAATATCGCCGTTGCTGTCCAACACCACGTCACCGACATACGCCGTACCCGTACCGTCAAATACCAATGCGCCGTGGTTCGTGCCGTCGTACTTCGGAGCGAGCAAACCTGCGGGACTTGTCAGCGTGACCGTGTTACCCTCGGCAACTACTATTAGTTTGTTCTTTACTTTCAAATTTTCGGCACTCACGCTCGTGACCGTGCCGTTGACTGTCACGTTGCCGCCGATTGTAACGTTTCCGTTGATGATTTGATTTGCCTTGTTAGTGCGTATTACTGTTTCGTCGACTTTCAATACCGCACCTTTTGCGTCGTCCGTTGCGTCCTCGGTCAAGCCGTCGCCCGCCGTTTGCGGTATCTCGACATCCATAGGTACATCAACGTTAACGCCGTTAAGCGTAATTCGGCAATTGCCGTGTATGTGCAGTCCGTCTACATTATCATACGTGACTACTGCGTCACCGTGCGGAAACTCCAAGTTGGTGATGTTATCCGCAGTGCCGTTATACACAATAAATGAACTACTTGTGCCGTTCGTCAACGTGATTGTAACCTTTGTGCCGCCTGTCACGACTTCTTGCTTTACGTTCGCAATGCCCACGCCCGTTGCGCCTGTATCGCCCTTTTGACCTTGTGCGCCCGTATCGCCTTTTTCGCCCTTTGCGCCACGAGTGTTGCCAACATACATATAGGTCGACGTGTTTTCGGATGTGTACTTCATTAGGCAAATATACGTATCGCCACCGAGTGCATTAGAGGTACTTGCAAGGGACACGTAGGTTTCGCCTATTTGCGGTACACGGTTAAATGTTGCCGCTCTACTCGTAATGGTGTCGTTTATGGTCGGTACTTTTGTAAGTCCTGTTATCGCACGCAACGTTATCAACGATGTCGCCACTTCGCCCGAGTTGACATACGCTTTGCTGTCGCTGTTCCAAACCCACCAATAGCCGTCAACAATTTTCGGCAAATAGTCAGACAATCTATTCAGCACTCGCAACACGAAATTGTACAGCACTTGGATGTCAAGGTCGGTGGCATATCCGCCGATTTGTCCGCCCACGCTCCGATTTACCGTAATTGTACCGACATCGGATGTAGACACGGCGACGATGTTAAGCACCGCCCACGCCGAGCCGTTCCAATAGTAGTACGAGTTTACAGAACCGCCGACCCAATAGGTATCGCCGACGGCGTTTCCGCTCGACGGCAAATCGCTCGTAGCGTTCACTTGTCCTTTGTATTCCACGTCCACAGGCAACTCGGTAATCGTTATCGAAAAACTCCACTCGCCGACGTTTTGCAACACGACATCGGGCATATCGATAAAGTACTCGTATCCCGTGTTGGGTATCTTTTCAATTGTACTTTCCGTACCGTCCACAACTTGACGGCTATTGTTGCTGTCGTTTGTTTGACGTTGTGCCAACAGTAGCGGACGTGTGGATGTTTCGCCCTTGCTGAACGTTACCCACATCGTTTCCGACGCCCCCAACAAAAATGCAGGGCGCACCACAAACTCGCTGTTTAGGTGCGAGTTGAGATACATTGTGTTGATGTTCTTGCCGTAGCTGATGTCAAGTCCGTTCACGCCGTCGGCGGCAAGCATTACCACAATTCTGTTTGATTGCATTTTAAGCCTCCCATTTAGCTTTTAACGGCTTTTTTGATTGCGCCGTAGTCGTGCGTGTAATAGGTCGTAAACGTTGCGCTTGCGCCACCTTGCCACGCCACAAGTATATTGTTGTTCTCGTCCGTCACGCAAACACCCAAACTTCCGCTCGGAACGACAAAAGCGATGTTTTCATACACTCTCGTATTCACCGATTGCTCCGTCACAGTGCATATCGCCGACGACGACGTTTCGCCAAACGCACTCGTCATTACTTGCGCACCTTGCGGCAAACGTTTCGTTATTTTCCAATATTTGCGTGCCGGAGCACTGTCGTACTGATGTACAAGTGGGTTGCGCCCTGCCCACGTCGTGCCGATAATCAAATTCGGGTCGTCGGTCAACATATGCAACTGATATGTGAAGTTTATTTGCTCGGCAGGGTCTTTGTCAATGTCAAACCAATACGGTGCGGTGCCGAATAGTGCGCCGTCAGAATACGGCGTATTTATTGCGCCTATTGCTTCGGGGTACGTGTCGCCGTTCATACTTTCAATGTCGGAAGAAAACCAAATTTTCGCCTTTTCCAACGTACCGTCCGCTTTGCAATAGTAGGTGTCGATGTTCTGTTGCAAAATATTATCACCACTGTTGAGTTGTACACGCTTTATTCCTGCGCTTAGGTTGTCTTGCGTGCGCCCCGAAAACACGAGTGAATTGCCGAAACCAAACGCCGAAGCCGTCAATATTACGCCTTGGTCGGTCACGCCCTCACGGTATATCCACATCGCTGTTTGTTCCGTCCTTGTCGGCGTAATTGCCTTTGTGCTGTCGATAAACTTGACAAGCAAATGCTTTGCCCACGTGCCGACTTTTGCGTTATCGGCGAAACTCAACGCCGTTTTGCGTGTAATTAAACAATAGTCTTGATACAGCAAATTGCGCTCGGTGATTTGGCTCGGGATATTCCACGAACGGAACTCACGGTTAATACCGACGTATTCCGAACGCATACTCCAACCCTTTGTCCACGTTTCTGTAATTCTCGCCCTTATCGGCGTAAATGTTCCTGCAACTTCCGTCAAACGCCATATCTCGCCGTTTAACGTCGCCACTGCGCCTACACGCCTCATTTGTGACAATTTGGTAATGTAACGCACAACTTGCTTTTGCTCCGTTCCTGTGCGGTTTGCAACGCTTTGCATATTGCGCCCCAATCCCACCGACGACGCTATTTGTTGTTGTTGATTGTACGGAATAGCGAAAGGAATTTCCTCGGCGTTTGTTTTTGGGACGTTTAGTTTTGCGTTTTCGCCCAACGGCTCGTATACAACACGCCATTGCCACCGTAGTAGCGAGGTGGTTTCGATAAAACCCGATACTGCGCTGATTTCCTGTCCACTCCAATACAGCGATTGCGTTTTCAACAAGTCGTTCAACGCATATACTATCGAATTGTAAATCGGCGCATCCGCAAAAATGTTTGCCTTTTCGGTGCAAATCTTGATGTTTTTGTCGTAAAGCTTGTAGTAGCTCGTGTTGTTTTTCGAGATGTCGTCCGTTGCGGGGTCAAATGCGCCTTGTGTTGACAACGTCTTGTATAAGTCTTGTTCAACGATGTAGTGTGAGATGTCTAAAACGGACAACGTCGTGCTTGTATCGCCAGCCGCCGTAGTTATTTCATTTATTTGTTTCCGAGTGCTCGCTACCGACGTGTCTTTGAATGTTATACCAACCGTGCCGATACCGATAATATCCAACAGCACCTTTTGTATTTGCACGATAGGCTTTGGCATTATCAACATCGCATTATTGGTCGTCAGTTGTATATCGTCCGTCCGGACCGTTATCCACCCCGAATAGCTCGGATATGTCAATGTATTTTTCATTCCTTACTCCTCGGTTAGATTTTCAACAACCGCCGTTAGCTCGCTGTTGTATTGGTCGCCGTCAACGCTGTTGCCTGTGTCCGTTGTAAAGCCGTCAGCTAGGTCTGTAACCGCCGTTCCGTAATCGTCCACAAAATCATACGTGACGACCGTAAACTCGCCGTTTGCACCGCTCACAAGCCTTGGAATTGCGTTTATCACTGCGCCGATGTCTTGCAATACTTCAAAAAGCGTTGTTTGCGTGTTCCACCGAAATTCGGGCGAGATTGTTGCCGTCAAAACGCTTACAATGGTCGTGTCAGTGGTCAAATAAAAACGCTGTCCGTCAAACGGCGAATATTTCAGCACTCTCGTTACAACGTCTTTCAGCGTTTTTGTCGGTGGGTTAGGTTGCGTTACTTGAAAGCCGTCAATCATTACGCCTTGCAACAACTTTGTCGGCTCTGTCAGCGCAAGTTGATGTTTCCGTATTTCGGCGGTATAAAAGCTTACGTTTCCGCTTTCGTCCGTTCTACTCGCACGCTGACGTTTCCACACTGCAAAGCTATCCATACCGACAAACTCAAACGTTTCGTTGTCGATTGTCACGATGTACTTGTCGAGCGGTGTATTCGCCCCTAACGCCTTATCTTCTGTTTTAATGTAATTAGCCGTGCCACCGTCCAATTGCTCGTTTAACCGCCACTGCAAGTCTAGTGGGACGATACCGTGCAATGTTTCGCTACCACGCTTGATTGTGATGTTCATTACCGTATGCCCCCTCTATTCCGATTGCTTTCGTACCCTGCACGCCGTCTTAACTCGCTAGCCGCAACGTTTTGCCATTCTCGTTTGCGGTTTTCTTGCGCCAATCTAAACGCAATATCGACACCCTCGCCAACAAGCGCAAAACCGCCGAGTATCGGATTTGCAACAAATGCAACGCCAACACTTACCGCCCTAGTGGTAAAGCTTACGCCCCTTTCAACTCGTTCTTGTAGCACATTGTTGCCTGTAAATGTGCCGATACTGCCGGCAACGTTCGTCGCTATTTGCCGTGAAAAACGCCGTACTATTCGCATTGTTTCTTCAACAGTAAGTGCCGTTTTGGAGTTTTCCTCGGCTGTTTCGGTATCAATGCCTGCCGTCTCCGCAACTGCGCCCGAACCGCCACCACCGTTGACGTAAAATTTTACTTCTAGGTCAGCCATATCTCACCTCACGCCGTAGTCCGCATTGCCTTGGATAACGTAAACGACATTATTACTGCTTGCCCCTTTTCGTTAGCAAACGTAACATCGCTTATAATACAGCTCCTTGTTATCGGACTTTCGTCGCCCATAGCGTATTCCACCGATATAATGTTATCCGACGTCACCAGCAAAGCTTCACTTCGCAACGCAACGTCTATCGGGTCGTTGGGACGGTACAGTTTCGTTATGTGCAAACCCCACCCACGAGCCACTACAAGGCTTTCTACGGAATTTGCGGTTTCGCCCAATAAAGTACCCGAGTTGAGGAAGATTGCGCTTTCTAGCTCGGATGTGGGCATTTCCGTGCAAGTTATCACGCCTTTCAAGAACGCCGATGTCGTCCCAATGCTGACTTTTATTTTTTTTGTGGTATCCGTCAATAGCACTCCGCTTGCAACAATCGCCGTAATTGGGATATCGTATGTTATGAACTGAAAACCGCTACCAACGTGTATTTCGCCGTCCGTAGTAGGCAAACCGACGTTCAACATATACTTCCACGTTTCTTTTTCCGTGTACAATATTCCCGTCATTGCCGACGACAATTTTTCCAACGGCTCAACAATCAAATCAGACGTGTTCACGCCGTTTTCTATCCGCATTAAAAGAGAAAGCGTGTAGTCAATAGTCATGCTCGCCCCGTCGGGGACAAAATTCGGAGTGCCGTCGTTCACGTAAAGCACACCTAGGTTTTTGTATTTATCCCAATATTCCTTGCTTAGAATACTTTTCGGGGCGAACTCTTGAAACAGTCCGTATCCGTCGCCTAGTATGCTTTGTATTTCTCCGAACATTTCGTTTAGCATTGACTATCACCTCACGCTTCTTAAACTTATTCGCCAAACCTTGTCAACCTTTTCCCAAGGTAGGTTTCGCAATTGATTTTCGTCTATCGGTTTTTGGTCGAACCCCACCACCATGTACTGCGCACCGTCCGCCAACATCATCGTGTCACTCTGATTGATAAACGCTATGTTCACAACTTCAATTTCTCGTGCGACATCTGCCGTCACAAAACCGTGCAACGCTTGCGTTCTTGTGGTGCTGTCAGCTTTTATTGCGTACTTGAACTTCGCCGTTTCCTTTCCGTGCGCAATCTCACCCTCTTGGTAGTGTCCGTTTTCTAACTGATACCGCCTCGCAACTTGACTTATCATTCTATCCTTACCCCCTCGTACCTACGGCTAACGGTGCGGTAGTATTCGCCCCTCGTGAATTTTTGCAACCAATTTTTGTGTTGATTAGGTGCCCACGATGTGCCTACCCGAGTGCAATATTGCAAGTAAACAGCATAATGCACAGGTATTCGTATTGTTGCCGACCTATTTCCCCTTTCGGCAAGGAAAATACTGTCTTGCAATTTGCCCGTGTCAAACGGAATATTGCCTTTGCCCGACACAAAAAGCCGATACGAAAACTGCCCGTCACGCACTTGGTGGTAACTGCGCCGTGACGTTTCTCTTTTAGCGACCGTCACCCAAAGTCTTGCAAACGCCGCCGCTGTGTATCTTCTTTTGCTCATATCCGCCCCGAATACAACAAACCGCTGTTTTCCAACGTCCACTGCGCTTGCATTGCAATTGTCGGCACTAGTTGGTCGCCGTCCTTTTGCGCCAATAGGTCGGGCTCGACAAATTTGTTTTCCGCCAAATAGTGGATGTGTTCGACTATCGCTTGCTTTATTATTGCCGTTGCTTTTTCGTCTTTCAACATTTCTTGCACGGCTACATATCCGCTTATTTTGTGCGCCGCAATGAAGTTCAACACTACTCGTTCTTGTCTCTTCAACCACAAGTTGACATCCCGAGGTTGCCCCAATTCCACTGTAAGGTCAACACCCAATTCGTTTTTTACATCCTCGTAAGTAACCAACAATTCCATATTTCGCTCCTCGGCGGAGTTGCACCGCCCATACTCTTAGTAGCATATTTGAGGGGCAGTTGCCCACCCCTCAATTTCTGGTTTACGCCAAAGCTGCGTTTTTGGTAAATGCTTGCACGCTGTCGGAAGCTTGCCACGTCACCGTACCCGATTTTGCGCCGAGAACTGCCGTAGCGGAACCTGCCGAACCCTTGCGTACATAAATCACGACGTTACCGTCAGCACCCGTAGTACCCGTAGATACTCTTGCGCCACTCGTAGCCGTAACGGTTGCACCGCTCTTGTTTGTACCGCCGTCCTTGACGTTTACAGTCATAGCCACAAAGCCTGCACGGCTTGCGGGGGCAACGACGGTCAATGCGCCAGTAGGTGCCGCCCAGTCCTTTTCGACAATCAGCACCACGCTGTGTGCATCCCAACATTCAGCACCCATTCTGTACTTGGGTTGCAAACGCACACCTTGTCCAGCAGGCGACGGAATTGTCTTCATAACGCTGTTGAACGCAAGCGCACGACCTGTACCGATTGCGGATACGAGAACCGCCAACACGCCTTTGAGTTGTGCCTTGTCGAGGTCGAGGTAGTCAGCCACAAGGTTGAAAGTGGGGTCACTTACAACGTACACAGGCGTACCGTCAAGCTCGCCAGCGTAACCGTCTACGCCGAAACGTCTTGCACGAGGAGACAAACCACCAGCCGCTTGCATGTCTTGCGCCACGTTACTGCCGCCAATTATGATGTCGCCGTCACGCATAAGCTTGGAACGTACAGCCGCTCTTACGAGGTAAGCACGTTGTTCGGACGGATAAAGGTCGATACCTTCCTCTTCGTTGCCTGCGTCAAGGTATGCACCTGCATCAAGCAAAGCGTTTTTGTAATCGCCCTTTTGGTAGTTTGCGGTATCAACTTCAACAAGGTTTTCAACCGTACCTGCCGTCTTTGCGTTGAGGTAAGTCTTGAATTGCGCCGCAAGCGTAACTGCGTTGATGTTGCGGTTAACCTTGCCCGACAAGTTTTGCAACTCGGCTTCTACGAGGTCTACGCTAATCATGTCTTGCGCATTGGTGGGGATGTCGATGTTGTAGTCAATGGTAGTCAAAATCTTGATACCATAAGCCGCAGACGTAGGTTGTACGGCGTTTTCTTCGTTGAAATAGCCACCGTTCACGTCAGCACCGATGTCACGTGCTTGCTTGTCGTTCGGCTTGATACGGATAACTTGCAATTCGGCGGCATCGGTGTCGTCGCTAAATTTGTCGGTGCATGCTTCGCCGGGACGGAGTACAACGCCTTGGAAGATGTTTTCTTTGGTCTTGGGTACGAGGTAACGCTTCAAGGTCAACTCGTTGATATACGGGGTTTTAATGTCTGCAAAAATTGCGCTCATAATAAGGCTCCTTTAATTAAAATTTTGTTTTGTCCCTTATTTACGGTAGGAACTGCCGTAGAAGTTTGCCATAATACGGTCGTCGTCACGTTGTTCGTCGCTCGTATCCACATTATCGCCCACTTCCGTTGCGCCGAAATTTTCGCTTTTGTCTTTCAACTCTCCAATTTCGCCAAACGCCGTCATTAGATTTGCGATTTGTGCGTCTTGTGCGTCAATTCGGGCAAGCAAAGCCTTGTACTTTTCGTCCTCAGCTGTGGCAACTTCTTCGTTTGTCGGTACGTCCGTATCCTCGGTTTCCTCAACGTTGGTATCGTCCGTACTTTCTTTCACCACACCGTCCGCATTTTCGTCAGCGTTAGCGTTCTCCGCTCCTACGCTTTCGTCTACACGGTCTACGGCACTTTGCGTGTCTTGTTCGTTGTCCGCTTCTTCTTGTGCGCCTACGCTCTCGTCGACACGGTCTTTGAGGCTCTGTTCAAACTTCGTTCTTTCCTCGTCCGACAAGTCGTTCAACGCCTTTAACAGCATTTCTGCCGTCGTGATTTTCTTTCCGAAAATTGCCATTTCTGTTTACGCTCCTTTTATATTTACCTAGGTAAAGGTTACTCCCTCGCCAAACGCCCACGTTTTGAGTTACTCACGCCTCACGCTTTCGGTCAATAGGGCTAATTTGCGGCTTTCCCCTTTGCTTTTAACGACTGTGCTGTCGATATACAACGCCCTTTCGGACGGTGCTATAAAACTCGAATACGGCTCGTGTAGTACGACCTGCCGTGTTTGTGACTATAATCGGCGTATTCTTCCAAAAGTTTGCTCGCACGAATTTTCCACTTCGTATATTCTTTGCGGTCAATTCCTTTGTAAGCAACAGCCTTTTCCCTTGCTCGTATTATTTCTCGCTCGTACTCACGTTGCTTCTTGTCGATTGCAACTTCACGTTGTCGCACGGCTTCGCTTTCCGTCGGCGGAGTTAGTCCGTCTGCGTATTCTATCATGATATGCCTACAATTGAACCCGAACAACCCATTCTGATACACTACGCCAGCTTTGGTGACGTATCTATCCCTCGGGTTTTCGGTCGCTTCTTCAATCGGTACAAAACTACGTCCGTCGGGCGTTGTTCCGCTCGTACCGTCAAGGCTGTAAACACGCCCTTGGTACGGTGCGCAACGGTCGCTACAATCGCTGTGAGTGCTAATTATTACCAACCGTGTTTTCGCACGCATACGCTCCATTTCTTTCTTGTGGAACTCTTCACGGACAATAATTTCAGCTTTCGCCCGCAAAGATATTTTGCTTTCGCCACTGTCGCTCTCGTCTAAGGCTCGTTCGTCCGCAAGCTTAGCTACGGTCGCCTTAACATCTTTCCAATAGTGGTAGATGCGCTGTGTCATTTGCGTTCCCTTTGGCATTTGCCACGTGACGCGCTCTATTAGCTCTTCTGCGGCTTCTTGTTGTGCGCTCGGTAAATTCTTCGACCGCAACCCAACCACCGCCCAAAGTACCGCCAAATCGCCGAAACTCGCCGACGATTTCATATCGTTGTAAACTCGCCACGCTAATGCAATAAGGCTTTTAGCGGTTTCGCCTTTGAGATACTCGATGTCAATCTCACTTTGCGTTACCGCTATTTCTTTTCGCACCGCCGTTTCAATTTTAGCCCACGAAAACCCACGCAAGTACAAGTCCTTGACGATTTGCTTAACAGCCGTTTGTCCGTCCATTACAGCTTGCGCTTCGGCAGATAACCGACTGCTCGCTTGTCGTTTCATTTAGGCAACCTCTCGTCACCGCCAAACGCCCCGAACCCTGCGTACTCGTTGCTTTCCCGAACCGCATCGTCCGCTCGTATGGCGTTGTATTCTTCTTCTACTTGCATTACGTCGTCGTCAAGGTTGAACATTTCAACCGCTTTGCGCTTGCTTATGAACCCCGACTGCAAACCGATGTTGAGTATCTCGGCAAGGCTTTGCATATTCGTCAACCCTGCACGACTCCAACGCACATCTACGGTATCGGCATATCCCAAATACTCGGTTATGTGTTTTAAGTATCGGTTTGCCGACATTCCCAAAATGTTGCGCTTGTTGTTGATGTAACCTGCGGTTTCGTTTTCTTCGGTCGAAATTTCTCTTGCCGTTCTTGCGTTGTTGTCGCCCAAAAAGCCTGCAATCGTTGATGTATTAACGCCCAAACTGACGGCAATGTTTTCGAGTATCGTGTCACGAATTGTTTTCCAATCGGTGGCGCGCAAATCAAACTGCAACGGTATCGGCTTTTCGCTCTCGGGGTTTCGGCTCGGATATCTCTTGTACAAAAAGCTGTCGAAATTCGAGTTGTAATTCTGCGTTTCTTTCGCCTTTACGGGGTCAATCATATTGCTTGGCATAAGCACTTTGGCACGCCCCGTGTACATATCGGTCGCAAACGCACTGAAATAGTAGTCGTACGCCATCAACTGCGAAATTATCGGTGCAAGCAAACTTTCACCAAAAGGCAACATCGGCAAGTCGCTCACGTTCGTTGTCCACTTGACAAGTTCTACACCCAGCCAATCGTGAAACGGTAGCAACTGCGGAACATCGAATATCAGCGCATTGTAATTTTTCAACAATGCTCTACGCACTTGTTTCGGCAAACGCCCAAACAGCACAGTTTCGGTACTCACGCTTGTTACATCGCCACCTGTTCCAACCACCCCGCTCGCTTTCTTGATTGAATAGCGCACCAACGGTCTGTTGTGCAAAACAACGTGTTCCGTTTCGATGTCGCCGAAATACCGTTCTTCTACGAGATAATAATTCTCGGCTTTCTTGCCGTTCTCGTTTTGTTGCAAGTCGGCGTATTGTGTTAGGAAACACTCTACACGAATAACGTTTCCCCTAAAATCTACGGTGGGGATAAAACTATCCACTCGCAACGCTTCCGTCCACAGTCCTCGCTTGTCACGGTTTGCCTTTATCAGTGCCGTACCGCCTGCACCTGCGTATAGTATCGCCCGATGAAAAGCTTCACAAAAGTTGTGTTCCGCCCACTTGCTCACGGTGCGCAACGCTTCGTTAGGCTCGTGTTTGCACTGTTCCGCACCTGCGTTTTTGAACATCAGCTTTCCGCCATAGACTTTATCCGAAATACGGTTTACAAGGCTTTGCGCAAGCTTGGTGCTGAATATTCCATTGTTTGAATTGTGGAAATACGGCACCCAACCGTCGTACCAATACAACCAATGTTGCAAGTACCGCATCCCAAAGTATGTATATCGGCTTGACAACTGCGCCCAAAACGCCTGCTTCGTACTCGGATTGTACGTCCAATACGTGTTAAAAGCTGCTCCGTTTTGAAATGGCGCAAGTCCGTCGACATTTACGTCTTGAAAATCAGCCATCGCTCAATCTCCTATCTTGTAGTATTCTTCCGCATTTGGTGTTTCCCACAAGCTGTCGGGGTTTGCGTAGTACGTGTTCACGGCATAACGAAACGCATCGGCGCAATCGTTCGGCACGCTATCGTCGTACCCTTTGTTGTGCTTGTCCCAAACCATACTTTCAAGGTCAATCACTAGCGGATGTTCTACTCGTTCAAATCTATGTCGAATATAGTTGTAGTAACCGCCGTAATTTAGAATGTATAGGGCGTTACGTCCGAATGCGTTATTCACCACATCCGTTGTCAACTGTATGTTCTTTTTCGTGTAAGCTGTGGCGTTGTACTTCTCGCCTAGATTGTAACTCAACGTCAACACGAGGTCTGCCGCCGCACAGTCAACAGGCATATAGTGCAACACGCCGTTACTATCGAAGTGGTACTTGTCTTCCATTTCGGCAAGGTATTCTTCAATGTACGGCATCAACTGCGCATTTGACAACGGACCGTTTGTTTGTGGGTTGTGGTAGAACGGCTCCAACGTTACGCCTATTCCGTTTTCGAGAATAGCTAGCGGTATTATCGCCGTACTGTCGTTTGTAGTCGCACCGTCTCCGCCCCAAATCACGTACTTAATAAGCAACCGCCCGAACTTCGCCGAAAACTCCGCAGGCGTCATAAAGTGACGCTCACGCCTAAATAGCGGATATACAAGTCCCTCGTTAGCTACCCACTTGCCCAATATCCATTTGTCAAAGTAAATTGTGTTGCGGTATTCGTTCTCCAAATTCCGCACAAACTCGGGCGACAAAAACGGGTTGTCGTAAATTGTAAAATGACTTTGATAAATATCCAACTCTTTGTTGTCGAGGTGTTTCTTGATAAAGTGACTCGGACTTTCGGGGTTGCACGTTCCGTCGAATTTGCTGTTCGGCAAGTCGAGACGGCTTTTCAACATTTGGAAAAAGTTTTCCGTCCACGTCGTTAGCTCGTCGCCATATGCGTAACCGATGCCGACACCTTGTATCTTCGTAATAGCACGGTCGTCATTTGCGCCAACTACGTAGCACTTCTTGCCGAACATCGTTATCTCTCGATTGCCGACTATCTTTCCGATGTTGTCATAACCGTACAGTTCCCTCAATGGGTCAAAGATGTTGCGGTCAATCGTGTTTAGCGTTTTCCCGATAAATAGTATTCGGTCGTTGTAATGCTCCTTGATACGCAGTGGCAACATAAAGAACGTACCTACCGTCTTGCCACTTCTTGTCGCGCCTGTGAGTATATTCCAACGCCGATGTCCGTTGCGCAAATAATCTTTCTGTTTCGCCGTTAAACCCGTAAAATTCATTCTTCTTTAATAGCCGCACTTATCGTGTCGCACAACTTATCCAACGCCGAATGCTCCACCGCAACAGGCGTGTCTGTTTGTCCGAGGTATTGTTTGCCCAACCAAATAGACATTGTAGCGTTCGTTTTCGCTATCTCAAACTGCTGTCTGCGCAACGAAACTTTGCCACCTTGGCGTTTTACCTTGTAAATCTGCGAAAAACCATATCCATAGATTTCTTTACACCATCTTCCCAACGTTTCGTGATTACAGTCTAGTATCCCACATATTTCTTCCTCGGTGCATTGGTAGAAACACAAAGTTTCGAACTGCTGTTTGAACCGTGCCTTTTCCTTTGGAGTATGCCCGTCACATGGCGGTCGCCCATTCGGCATCCCACTCGGTTTTCTCGGCATTTTCACTCACTCCCCTTGTTAATTTTACTAACCCTTTTAACGCTCCTGCCGTGTCGCCATTCTTCGCTTGTCCGCATAAAGTGCGGAACTGCTGTGAAGTTAGTTGCGAACGGTAGAGTTTCAATAGGGATATTGTTCGTCTTATTTCACTCATTTACGCACTCTCCCAAAGACTTTGCTGGCGCAACGGCGTGTATCATTGCTCAACATCGCTTCTACGAACGAACGATTACGGAGTACCGCCGCAATTCCTGCATTTTGGAATAGTGCCGAAAATAATTGTGCTGTGCCTTTTTGTTTCATATTCTCGGTGGGTTTTTCAAAATCACCATTGAATATATGATTGTAATTGAATTTATTTGTTGTAAAACCGTCAAGACCCGCGATTCCACAACAACATAGGTCATCACCCATTGAGCGTAGTCTATTCTCGGCGCAGAAAAACGCCAAACCTAAACGGTGGCACTCTTCTTTGATTTCGGAAAACCTCGACCTAAGTATCGCAATCGGATACACGACATCGCCAGCGCATTTTTCCATGCCCTTGACTGCTCTTTGGAATTTCATTCCCTCAACAGTTACACCGTACACACCAGCGTCCTTAAACCTTTGTAGGCTTTGCATCATAATACTGTTGTGACATTCTACAACATAGGGCTGAATACGGACGATTAGCCGCTTGCAATGCGGAGCGACCTTTCTCATTATTTCAACTCGTTCATCGAATGTTGGCGCACCTTTTTCAAGCTTATCGTACTCACCGCAAGCCGCCGATATTTGAACTACGCAGTTGCATTTATCAAGCAATGCTAAATACTCATCATCGGCTATTAGCTTACCTTTCGTTGATACGACAAAAGGATATTTACTTTCAGCGAATATTTGCAACGCCCTATATGAGGCTCTCGCTTTCTTTTCTAACGGTTGAAACGGGTCACTTGCCCCCCCCCCAGTGAAGAGGTATATTCCAATCGCACCAGCGTGTCTGTTGTGTCCTTTCGCCCTTTATGAACTTTTTAAGTGTATCGATACTTGCGTCAACCGCAATTTGTGATATATCCCTTTTCTTTTTTACAAAGCAATAAGCGCAAGCGTGTGAGCAACCTGTGTACGTATCGTAGCGTATCGGCAAGTCGCACAAAATAATTTGACTACCGCAATCAATCGCCATTTTTACAAGCCTCCAAAACGCACGCCACCAATGGGTCTTTACCACTCTTTCTTATGAACTCGTGTACTTGTTCATCGTATTCATTTGGTATTGCAAGCGAGATTTCAAACGTACCGTCATCGCCGCCCCTTAGGTCTTTGTCAAGCGAAAAACCGTCCTCTAATAGAGTATCCATAACTCCGCTAATATCGTTCGGGAAGTCTACGTCAAACCCTGCCAAATCGATTTCGGGCAATTCCTCGTTCAAAAAGTCCAAGTCCCACTCGCTCTCGTTGAGCTTGTTGTCCAAAATACGCAATGCCTTGACTTGAGCCGCCGTCAGATAATCTACCCGAACGCACGGCAATTCCGTTATGCCGAGTTTTTGCGCCGCCAACAGCCGACAATGCCCGATTACAACTTCATTGTTTTTGTCGATAACAAACGGCTGCACGAACCCGAATTTGCGGATACTTTCCGCAACGTTGTCTATTTGCGTTTGATTGTGTCGCTTTGTGTTCTTTTTGTACGGCTTTAATAGCGCAATGTCAACCATTTCAGCCGTCGGCATTTTAACTTGCATATTTTCCCCCACTTTTTATTTTTAGATTTTTGAAAAATTATTCAAATCTTTTATTACAAAATTAGCATACCCTTTCGTGTCGACGTATATATATCCGTTTGCGCTAACTTTCATATTTTTATAGCCTAATATCGACGGCTCAACCCAACGTCGGTCATTTGCCGTTTTGGAGTCAATTGAAACAAAATATTTTTTTCCGCCGACATCAATGCCAAAATAATAGCCGTAACCACGTTTCGATACACTTATCCAACTTTCAATAAGACTGTACGGTTTTGCCGTTATTAGCTCGCCGTGTATTTTGTATCGTCCCTCTTTATTTTCGATTACGTCGTAAGCCGTTTGTTTCGTTTGTGGCGGCTCTTTTTGTTGCACGGTGGGTTTACCGTCCGTCCACTGTTTTGCGCCATCGTCCGTCCACGGCGGCTCTATACCACGCTTTTCTTTCAACATATCCCACGCTACACGGGGTGTTGCGTTTTCGGGTAGCTTTATGCCGTATTTCTCACAAAGTCCAAATGGCAACCCAATATTGCCACTGCTCTTGCCGTCATCTTTCTCGACATCCGACCAATCGTTTTGCCTACGTTCCATATTATCACCTCTCCCCACGGGGGGGGGGCTGTATTTGTAAAGGTGCGGAATTTTTCAACGGAACTCCGCAAACCGCCCATTAGGAAGGTCAGCCAAGCATAGCGACTGCGCAAAAGAGGGGAGAATAGCGCAATAGGAACGTACCGTTGTTCGGTCGTCCCTTATCGCTACTTCTTGACAATACTATTGTATCACACGTTTTGGTATTGTCAACCCTATTTTTAATTTTCGTTTGCATAAATTTTTACGATGTAGTTGTTCGCCGATGTGATTACAGTGGTACCGTTTGCGTAGGTTATTGTCAGCAATGCGCCGTTCTCCGACCACTTCACCGATTGTACCGTTTCCGTTATGCGCCAACCGTCATAGGTCAACTCTTGTACAGTTATCGTTATTTTGTCGTTTGCGACAATCTCAATTTCTTTCTTTTCGTCAGCACTTACGGTTTCAACGCCCACATTTGCGCCACAAGCCGTCAAACACATAAGCACGCACAAACACACCACCACTATACTAATCGCCGTTATTTTCCGTTTCATCGCCTTTTAACCTCGCTATTACCGCATATAGGAGCGAGATTTGATTGTCTCGTTCCTCTATTGTATCTTCGTATTGTTCTATTTGCGCTTTCAACATCGCATTTTCTGCGTTTCCTTCATCGTTGTTTATAATCGACAACATTTCTTTCATTTGTACTTTCCGCTTCGCCAACTTTGCTTGTAATGTTTTTACTTCCTGTTTTCTACGGTCAAGGTGCTTTTTCATATAGGCGACTTTCGCAACTTGACGTGAGATGGTGTTGTATGTGTCGTAGTCGATTTCGCACACAACAATATCTTTCGCAACATCAATCGCAATTGTTTTTATCATCGTTTAACTCCTTTACCGTGTCGGCAATCACAGCGTTCACTTTTTCGAGCGCTTCCGCTCCGCTTTTCTTTTCCGCATTAGCCACATAGTCAATAAACGCCTTGCTGATTATCGCCATGTCGCTTTTGGTTTGCAACAATTCTCGCCGTAAGTTCAAAACCTCAACTTGCGCTCCGAGTGCTCTCGAAGCTAACGTATTGCGTTTACTTTTGTTCCCCATTGTTCTCGCTCCTTTGGCAATGCCCGTATTTTTTGTGCATTTTCGCCCACGCTTCGTATTCGGCAACGTCGTACATATATGCGCCGTCCTCGCCGTAAAAGCATCTTATCTTACCTGCTTTCATTAGGCGGTACAACATCCGCTTTTTGCTTTTTTCTTCTTTTCGTACTTCTTTTAGTTCTATCATTTTACTTCTCCTTATGTTCGGCGTTAAGCCACTTTTCCGTACCATCAACACAACAGTCTTTTTCAAACGATGCAATGTCACTAAGGTTATTACAAAAACATTTTTCGGGATTATACGCACAACTTCCACACCCGATTTCTACATGCCACTTTGCAAACTCTTCGTCGGTCAATGTTTGTAGCCATTCTCGATTAGTCATTTATCACACTACCTCCCATGTACAATCACGGTCAAAATCTTTATAGAACCCGTCTTTCAACCATAGTCTAAAACCATTCCATCTATCTTCATACGATTAAAAACGCAAATACAATCGTGTCCTTTATATTGGAATTGTTTTTCTACCACTGCAAACTTTCTCATTTTGTTTCGCTCCAATCAATTTCTATAACATCCCGACCGTAACCATCTCGAACACGATACCCGGCTTCTTGTAATTTCTTCATAATATCTTTTTTATAATTGTAGAAACCAGTCGCATAAGAAATAGATGTTCCCCCTCTTCGTGCGGCTTGTTTGATGTATTTATTTATGATTTTTAACTCTCGATTTATAAGTCGCTTTTGTGCTTTGAACGAGGTTGCCATTTTTCTTGCTTGCTCTGCTGTTGTCATTTCTTCATTTCCTCCAACGCTTTTTCGGCTGCTTCTTTGGTGAAATAAATTTCGCCTAAAAGCCACCTCGTATCGTCCTCGTCGTAAATAACAAATCTCAAGTTTTCAACTCTAATAGCGGAAACTTTTTGTTCAATTATTTCTTGAAAATTCCAACCACTTATCCACCAAAATTTTTGTCCCACCTTACACGGCAGAAACACCAACGTGCCGTTCTCGATTGCGTTTTCTAACTCGAATAGACGGTCAACGTGTCTTGCTACAATATCGACCGTCTGTTCGTTGCTACTATCGGCACTCATACACGGTCTTTGTAATTCTTCGTTCCATGTTGTCAGTCGCTTGTAGTCTTTATTTGTCATAATCTATCCCCCAATCGAACGCATTTCCTGCAACTTCCATTGTTTCGTCAAAACCCTCGTTCAAGTCGTTCGCCGTGTACCCTGTTAGCCAGTCCAACTTCCACGTGCCGTCACGGAATGTCACCAACGCTTGGTCGTAGTTTTCTAAAATGTCACCCTCGTAAATCTCTTTGCCGTTCTTATCGGTAAACCCTGTGAATTGTCCGACAGACTTCGGTTCAACTTCGCCTTTGTAGTAGATTGCCGTTATCGTGTTTTCGCCGTCTTGCAATCGCACGAGGTCGCCGTATACCCACTCGCCCGTAGTTTTAGATTTACCACGGAATTTAATCTCTCTCATACTTCCACCCCTGCGCTTCCGCCGCTTCCGCAAAGTCCTTATAGTCTTTCAGTTCGCCGTCTACCGTAATAAGCACGTACTTGCCATACGCACTCACAGGCTCAAAGCCTTGTGCTTCAAGCCAATCGTGAGCGTAATTGTAACGTTTCAGTTTCTTCAATAACTCCGACATTTTCCTTACCTCACTCCGCCAAATCGGCAAAATCTTCTTCACTCAACACGTCCTTTGCAAGTTCCAAACGCATTTCGTCGGTGTCAATACCGATTGCTTTGCAAATTTCTTCTTCGTCGCCACCGAGCTTTTCAAGTCCCGTCATTATCGCCGTAACGACAAGCTGTTGTTGCTCTTTGGAAAACTTATCCGTCTTTATCATTTCGCTCCAAAACACAATATCGCTTGCCACGTATTCCAACACTTGCGCTCTCGTAATTTCCGCTTCTACCGTTCCGTGTTTCAATTCGTACTTTACCAACATTTCAATATTCTCCTTTCGGGTGTGTCCCGTTCTTGATTACACCCTTATTATACTACTTGCGTAGGCTGTTGTCAACTGTTTTTCACAACTTTTTGAAAGTTTTTTTCTTGGCTTTCACGTACTTAGGGGCAGCCGTTATCCCCAAAGCTTTTAGGCGTTCCGTCTTAGGGTCTAGGCAATCGTCACACACAATGTTGCTTTGTAGTATCTTATACGCCATTACTTGGCAAAAATTATTAGGGTTAAACCGCTCCAAAAACTGCGCAAGCAATCTTTCCCGTGTTTCGGCGCAATTATCTTCT